TAAAGTTGGATGTTCTCAAGCGGAGATATGCCTTTACGAGTTGGGGGAAAGGATGCCAACATACAAAAGAATATTAGCTATATCTGAAGCTCTTGGAATTGCCGAATCAGATATATCTATAATTGATTGGAAAGCTTGCGACCCAACAATTAAAAAACCGGTACGGAAAAAAGTATCAAAGCTGATTTCAAATGGAAAAATTTTAAAATTAACTTCAAAATAAATAAAGTATATAAAATTTTTCATAAACCGGAAGGGGAACAAAATGTAAATCTACACGGTTGAAGGCCGGGGAATTAAACTGATAAACTGACAACTCCAACATAGCGCCGAAATGAGAAACAAAGATCCCCCGTAAAAAAAAACAAAACATCATTGATACTCTATAAAGTCTGCCGTTCCTGATCGAATCTTATTATATTTGACGGCAGGCTTTTTCAAAACATATAAAATAAAATAAAAATCATGCCATTTCATACAGACTATAGGCCGAATTGTTTTGAAGACTTTATTGGAAATCAGACAGTTGTCGAAAGTCTGAAAGGCAATCTTTCTAAAAAGAACCCAAATCATGCCTTTCTTTTCACCGGCCCAAGAGGCTGTGGGAAGACCACCATCGCACGAATATCGGCAAATCTAGCTAGATGTTTCGGCCATAATCTTATTGAATTAGATTCTGCTCAGTTCGGAAATATTGAGCAGATTAAAAACATCCGCAGAAAAATGTCAAGCAAAGGATTATCTGGTGGTAATCGTGGTTGGATTATTGATGAGGCCCACATGCTCGGAGAAGGTGGCGACAGTGAGAAAAACAAGCCTCAAAATGCGATTTTAAAGGCTCTCGAAGAACCTCCTTCCTATGTTTATTTTTTTCTCTGCACAACTGATCCACAGCGGCTTTTGAAAACAGTTCGAGACCGTTGCTTGCAGTATGAATTGAAACCATTGACTGAAAAGCAAATTGTATATCTGTTGAACAAAGTATCAAAATCGGAAGAAAAAGAAATACCGGAAGAGGTATTGACTCAAATAGCAAAAGACAGTCAGGGAAGGCCAAGGACAGCGCTTACAATTCTGGAAAAGATTATCGATCTTCCCGAAAGACAAATGTTAAGAGCGGCAAAACAAAACGTCGAAACCGAAACTCAAGGAATTGATTTATGTCGGGCATTGTTGAAACCAGCTTCATGGCTAACAATTACAAAGATTTTAAAAGGACTTCCAAAAGGAGAAGCAGAAGGAATTAGAAAACTCGTTTTGTCATATTGCAGAACTATTCTACTCAAAGAAGACAACCCACAAGCCTACGTCATTATGGACGCATTCCGCAGACCTTTTTACGACAATGTTAACGACGATTTGTTGATGGCTTGCTATGAATCAATACAATCTTTTTGAAAGGAGAAGCAAATGGAAATAATTGAAATACAAACCAACAAATCAATAACGATAAAATTATCAGATAAAGAATGTTCTTGGTTGTGGTCTGAATTAAGAAATAATTTTCGTGAAAATGAAAGTTTATTTGCCGGAAATGGAGTAATAAGAGGAAAATTTTTAATTCTTCTTGACCCAATTTATAATTATAGATTACAACAACAAATTGATGAAAAAATTATGGAATACATAAAAAACATAAACCTATAAAAGGAGAATAAATGAAAGAAGAAGACGACTACTTACAGGATATTGAAATCGATCCAGATGAACTTGACATTGAATGTTTGCGGCAGGCTTCCCTCTTTTCCAAATACGGAAAAAGAGAAGCAATTGCAAAAAGGAATTATGCAATTGCCTATGAAAATGTAAAGGTAATCAGATCTGAATTAATTCAACTCGCAGGAGGAATGAAAGAACTTTCCAATGCTCAAAAAGTTGAAGCATTTTACAGAACACATCCAAAACACATTGAGGCAAAGAAGCAATTCATTGAGGCGGAATATGAAATGAACATTGCCAACTCTGCTGTATTTGCCTTCAACCAACGAAAATCAATGTTGGAACAATTGACAAAGTTGTGTCTTGCCGACTATTTTGCAAGACCATCTGAACCAAGGAATATACGGGAGGAACTTGACAACAAACGGGAACGAACTGAAACTCAAGTGAGGAATAGGGCGGCAGGAAAGCTCAAGAGAACAAAATAATAAACATCAACCAAAAGGAAACAAAAAATGAAAATTGATGATTTAACAATCGGCGAAATTAAACAACTTTCTAAATTATTTTCAGAAAATATCGAAAATAATTCTGCTTGGGAAGTCGGTGAAATATATCTCATCCGTACAGTAACCATGATCGACACTGGGAAACTTGTCATGGTTACAAATCAGGAATTAGTTCTCGAAGATGCCGCTTGGATTGCCGATACAGGTCGCTTTGCTGATGCTGTAAAAAGGGCTGAATTTAACGAAGTTGAACCATTTCCAGATGGTAAAATTATTATTGGTAGAGGATCAATAATTGATGCCGTAAAAATTAAATTATCTCCCCGGAGTCAGAAATGAATCAAGCCATTTTAAGAACTGGTTTTGATCAGTCATGGTCATGGTCAGGGTCAGGGTCATGGTCAGGGTCAAGGTCATGGTCAAGGTCATGGTCATGGTCAGGGTCAGGGTCAAGGTCATGGTCAGGGTCAAGGTCATGGTCAAGGTCATGGTCATGGTCAAAGTCATGGTCAAGGTCATGGTCAAGGTCAAAGTCATGGTCAAGGTCATGGTCATGGTCAGGGTCAAAAATATACAACTAATCAACTAAAAGGAACAAAAAAAATGACAAGACGCGAAAGAGAACGTCCAGGAAAGAAGGATCGTCAATCTATCCGGGACAAAGCCAGGCAAGCAGCGCAAACCAGGGAGAGAAGTGGAGGTGGATTAGATACACTTCAGAATCTTCCTCAAGACATTGAATTTTTCAAGCCCAAAAAGGGCAGAGGGGACAAAGGCAAAAATCATTTTTCGATTATCCCTTATGTTGTTTCAATCGACAACCACCCATTTCAAACTCCTCATGAATTGTGGCATGAATGTACATACTGGCAGCACGTTGTTGGTGTTGGAGACGATACCAAGCGGTTCATCTGTTTGAAAAAGACAGCTCAGAGTCCTTATAAAAAGTGTCCTATTTGTGAATATAGGGAAAAACTCATCAAGAAAGGAGAAGACAAAGAACTGGCCGAAAGTTTAAAACCGAAACAGCGTCAACTGTTCAATCTTCTCGATCACGAAGACGAAGATAAAGGGATTCAACTATATGAAGTTTCTCCCCATCAATTCGGCTTTATGTTGGATGATGAGGACAGGGTTCAATCTGCTGATTTTGATGATCGATTCTATGGAGATTTTGAAAACGGATTGTCAATCAAGGCTCGTTTTTCAGAAGGATCTTTTCAAGGCCGGAAGTTTGCAGAAATCGCCAGGATCGACTTTGAAGAAAGGGATGATTTGGACGCAAGTATTTTGGAAGAAGCGGTTGATCTTGATGCTGCCCTGAGAATTTTGACACCGGAAGAAATGGAAAAGAAATTCTTTGAGTTGGAAGACGGAACCGAAGATAAACCTGAAGAGGAGGAAGAAAAACCAAAAAATACAAAAAAACAAACAAGGAAGCCTGCAAAAAAGGATGAACCTGAGGATGAACCTCAGGAGAAAACATCAACCAGAAAGCAAAAAGAAGACGACAATGAATGTCCCTCAGGATTCATCTTCGGGAAAGACAACGATACTGAAGATGAATGTGATTCCTGTGACAAATGGGATGATTGTCGAGATGAAAAAGATCGATTAGAAGCAGAATCGAAAAAGTCTGTGAAAAGAAACAGAAGATCAACTGGAGAAGATATACCTTTTTAAATTCTCTTGAATATTCCAATATAAAGTCCGGGATTAAGTTCCCGGACTTTTGGAAAAGAAATGTATGAAAACGAAAAAGTTTTGGACACTTACAAAATCAATAGAGGAAGCCAACAAAATTGGAATTGAAGTCAGCAGGCCAACTTTAATCAGATGGATTTGTACTTTTAATTTCGGTTTTCAATTAGGTGGAGAAGGCGGAAAGTGGTATCTGTTTCCTGAACAATTTATGAGGTATCTCAATGGTGGAAAGACGGCAACGAACGAAATTCAACAATCAGGAATCGAATCAGGAACAACCACTGGTCAACCAGATGAAACAACGAATCAGGAATAGAAGAGAAGCGGAGAAAGAATATCAACATTTTCTCTCTACTGGATGTTCGATGGTAAATTTAGCCATGACCGATAATATAAAAAAAGGTTGGCCGTGTGGAAGAATATCTTCAATGCCTGGAGGTAGTTCTTCAGGAAAGACTATTTTGATTTTATCGAGTTTTTCAGAAGCTTGTAATAATCCATTTTTTGATGAATACGATTTATATTATGATGATGTCGAAAGAAGATGTGATTTTAATATGAGCAAATTGTTCCCCCCTTTAGTAAAACGATTAAAAACCCCATCTGGGATTCTTTACAGCGAATTAGAATCAAATTATGAAAACACAGGAATTAGTAATACAATTCAACAGCTTGAAAGTCGAATGACCATATTATCTAAAAAGGGAAAGCCATTTATCTATATATCAGATAGTATGGACGCTTATACTACTGATGAAGAATTAGAAAAATCATTAAAAACCGCTTTGGAAAGAGCAAAAACAGAAGACGACAAGATAAAAATAAAAGGAAGTTTTCATATGGAAAAAGCCAAAATCCTTGGTCAAATTCTTAGAATGACAAAAAAGTTGGTGGCAGAAACAAATTCAATTTTCATTATGGTACAGCAACTTCGTCAAAATTCCGGAGCTACTATGCCAGGACAATCTCCATGGAAAATTTCTGGAGGGGAAGCCCCATATTTTTATTCTCATGTTCGCCCTTGGTTGACAAAAATTGAAACGCTTAAAAACAAAAAAGAAGGAGGGATACAAATTGGAGTTAAAACAAAAGCTAAAATTGAAAAAAATAGCGTGACTGGAAAACTTCGTGAAGTTGTATTCCCAATTTATTATGACTTGGGGATTGACGACAATGGGGCGATGGTGGATTATCTTCTAAAAGAAAAGTATTGGGAAAGCGGTTCTTGGATAGAAGCTCCTGAACTTGACTTGAGAGAAAATGGAAAAGACAAACTGGTAAGAAAGATAGAAGAATTAGGACTTGAATCAAAATTGAAAAGGGTTGTTCAAAAAGTCTGGAATCAAATTGAAGATTCCCTTTTATTAAACAGAAAATCAAGGTATTAACATGGAAGAAAATAGATTTCTTTACCCCCTCTGCAAGAACAATAAGGACAACAAAGGATGCAAAATCTATCCTGAAACTTCATTGTTCTTAAAAGAATGTTTTTCATTTCGTTCTAAAGATCCAGAAATGAAATCAGGGAAGAAAGTTCCATTAAGTAAAATAAACAAATTCCTCGGATACAACTGATGAATAAAAAAGAACTTTTCCAAGCCCTTTGGGTACCTATTGAGAAACGTCTTCCTGACAACAAAGAAGAATTCCCAATATTAATAAAACTTGAAAGCGGAGGATTTACAATATCAAATTCGAAAGTATTCAATGCTCAACAGGAACAATTAAGACTTGGGAATGTTCATATTTCTGAAATCGCTTTTTTAAAACAATCTGGCTATTTCGCCATAGCATGGATGAGGTTATACTAATGATAAATTCGTCTGCACATTGTTTGAATCTTCCCGAAAGAATTAATCAGAATTTTTCTATTAAAACCATTCAAAAAATAAAAGAATCAATTGAGAACAATCCTATTCTAAAATTTATGTTTGATAACAATTGTCCTCCAAGCGAAGGTTGGATTATGGTCCTCCCTATTCATTTAGAAAAACCTGGAGTGTTTTATCCTGACTATTTAAGATTTTCCAAATATATTGAAACCCCAGTTATGGTAAATACAAAAGTTGGGATTGATATAATTTATCTCTAGGAACAATAATGAAACGACAAAAAGCCCCTGCCTTTACTACTGCAAATAAAATATATATTGGGATAGATAACGGAGTTTCCGGAACAATCGGCTGGAGTGGATATGAAAACGGAAACCACATATTTGGACAAATAAAAATCCCTATCTTTTCAGAACAAAACTATACCAAAACAAAAGGAAATATTTCCCGTATTGATTTCAGAGAATTGAAATGTTTCTTTGAAGTTATGATAAAGAAAAATCAATTATCTGTTTTTCTTGAAAGGCCGATGGTAAACCCTACAAGATTTCAAGCATCAATTTCAGCATCGAGAGCACTTGAAACAACATTAAATGTTCTTGAATTGTTGGATATTTCAAAACAATATATCGACAGCAAAGAATGGCAAAAAGTAATGCTTCCGTCAGGATTGAAAGGAACAGATCAATTGAAAAAAGCAAGCCTATCAATCGGGAAAAGGTTATTTCCGAATGTTCCTTGTAAACCTGATGCTGATGGAATATTGATTGCTGAATATGCGAGACGGAAGCAATTATGATAACCAAAATCGAAATCAGGAATTACGAATCTCATAAAAGAACTATCCTAAATTTTCCCACGCCGGGTCTTACAGTTTTTATCGGAGAATCAGACAGAGGTAAATCAGGAGCTTTTCGTGCTTTCAATTTTGCACGAACGAATACCCCTTTAGGAAAAGACATGCTTCCGCTATTCTGGGAAGGAGAAACAAACGTAAAGATGTTTTTTGATACGGGTGAAGAAGTCCAAAGGATAAAAAGTGGAACAGTAAACAAATATGTTTTGATCGAAGGAGAAACAAAAAGAGAATTCAACGCCGGAAGAGATGTTCCTGAAGAAATATCCGCTGTTTTCAACATGGAAGAAACCAACTTCCAATCTCAAATTGATAGAGCTTTCTTGATGTTTGATACTTCTGGACAACGGGGAAGGATTTTAAACAAAATAGTTGGGCTTGATTCCATCGACAGTACTCTTTCTGCCGCTAAAAGAGATGTCCAATCCCTGAATCAAGAAAAAGGAAATCAGAAAAATATAATTGAATCGCTTGAAACAAAATTAGAAAAATATGTAAACCTTCCGACTGTAAATAATCTTCTGAACCAGTGTGAAGAAGCAGAAAGAATGATCATCAATTTGAACTCTGTAATTTCCGGAGTAATGAGAATTCAAAATCAGTTGGAAAGAAAAAGGGTAGAGATAGAAAAATATAGAAACTTACCTGAGATTAAAAATCAATTTCTTGAAGCCGAAACCACGTCAAATTCGTTTGATAATATAAAACGTGATATAAGTAACGTCTCGACTATTTTTAACGAATTAGAAAGAAAAAAAGAACTTTCCAAAAAAGGAAAAGAATTAGTAAAAGTTGAAAAGCTGATTGACAGAATAAAAGAAAAGCAAATTCTATTCCAATCTGTTAATTCTGAATATACAGCAGTTTTTGAAATCAAGAAAAAGATCCAATCCTGTTTGAACAAAAGGGAATATTTGAAAAAGCAGATTGAAACAGAGAAATTAAATATTCCAAAAAATTGCCCAACTTGTGGAAAATCAATAGAAGAGAATTGTGATGAACATTGATGAATATGAAAATAAAAAAACAAAATTTGATTTTATTAAAACAACTTCAAAATATTATTACAATCATAAAAGAAAATATAATAGAAGGTAGCTCATTGGAATTTTCAAGAGAAGTTAAAGAAGTATGTGACGAAAACAACATAACCGGATATAAACAATTTGTTGCTAGTCCAACAAAAAATATTATTTTAAAAATAAGTTATCATGAAACGATCAAATAATAAATCGATCCCCAGTGCGATAATAACGGCTGATATCGAATTGAGAATGTACTCCCCTGTTTCCAGAATTGATAACTACTGGGAAGCATTACAACGAAAAATAAAGTGGTTGAAGGATTTATCTGAAAGTCTTCAATGTCCTATATTTGATGGCGGAGATTTATTCGACAAAAGATATAAACAATATCCATCTCATTTCCTTCTCCAATGGGCAATTAAAAATTTACCAACCCCATTTTTTACTATTCCAGGGAATCATGATTTGCCCGGAAAAACAATGGAAAATTACCATAATTCATCTATGTCTGTTTTGGAATCAGCAGGAATTATTTCAGGAATTGATAATAGTATTGTAAAAATAAAAGATAAAATTGTTTATATTCACAAAATACCATACGGACAAGAATTAAAAGAACCAAACGAATTTCCTAAAATTGACTGTAAAATTGATTACAAAGTAGTCCTCTTTCACGGAATGATATATGACAGAAACCCTCCCTTCCCTGGTTGTGAAGGTTGGGAGAAGAATGAAGTACTGAAAAAGTTTCCAAATTTCGATCTGATTGTAACAGGAGACAACCATCAAACTTTTACGGGACAGAGAAAAAATACAATCTTGGTCAATGCTGGAAGTTTAATGAGGAATGATGCTGATCAGATAGAACATAGACCATGTGTTTTTCTTTGGTATCCTGAAGAATGTCGAGTAGAAAAGAAATTTATTCCGATTGAACAAAATGTACTTTCCCGTGAACACCTTGAAAAAGCAGAGGAAAAAGAAATAAGACTTTCTGCTTTTGTAGAAAAATTGGGACAACAAGTGGTAGAAGGAATCAACTTCGAAAAGAACCTTGAACAATTTCTTTTAAAGAATAAAGTAAATCAACGTATAATAGATAAGGTATGGAGTTACTACGATGGAACAAATACCAAACAATAAATGTATCGACCTTTTGAAGAAAAACAATCTTGAATTTGTTGATCAACTCCTCAGGGAATTTCTTGGTAGAAATAATTGGCCAGCAGCACTCAAACAGATCGAAACCGTAAAGAAACGAAGAAGAGAACAAGACAGGATTTATCAGCAAGTAGAAAAAGAAATCAAGTTGAATTATGAATCAAAACCACAACAGGAGGAAATATGTTCAAATTCATAAAAGACTTTCTCTTCCCGAAAAGATATTGTAAATGGAGATTCAAAAGACAAATGGGGCTTTACTATAACTATTACAATACTGGTTGCGGTAAGGTATGGGGAATGGAGAAAAAGAAAATTTATCAAACTTCATTCTGTCCTATTTGTGGAAAACCTATTCTTTTTTTGAAAGGTGAGTAAAATGAAGGTTGGTTGGGATTATGTATATTGTTTAGAATGCAAAGATAGAGTATATCAAAAACAATTGACATATTTTGAAAACCATCCCATACACAAAAAGTGTTTAGAAGAAAAGTTGAAAAGAGATATTGAAAATCAGAGAAAAGCTGTATCAGAAAAAGAAATAGAATATATCAAACAACTAAGAAGACATAAAGGACTCCCAGAAATGAAAATACTTCAATCTACCGACAAAAATTATGCTGAATTTGACGTTGAATTAATAGCAGAAACGGAAAGGGCAATTAAAGTTTCTGACGGAACTACAGAAGAATGGATTCCAAAATCTCAATTAGAAGATGAATATGAAACTCTTCAAAATGGTTTAGTTCGAATTATTATTCCGGAATGGCTTGCAATAGATAAAGGATTTATATGAAAACAAACTATCAACCACAAATTCAGAAAATAACAAAACGCCTGGATGAACTCCAGTTAGAGCAATCAAGTCTAAGTGGAGAAATCAGGCAGCTTGAACAACAACTTTCCTCATACGGAATAACCGATTCAGATCAGATTGAAGAATTTTTAAAGAAGAAAGGAAAAGAAAAGGAACAGTTGGAAGAAACTCTTGATTCTCTTCTTGAAGAAATTGAGGATAAACTGAATGAATTCGAAAACTGAAGGCTTTCGTGCCAAATACAACAATCTAGTTGGTGCTCAGAACGAATTAAAAAAGCAACTGTCCTCAGCTAAACTTGAATTTCGAAAATTGAGAGGAGAACACAAAGACGCTGAAAAGGCACATGCTCTAATTCAAATCTGTTCTCAGCAGACCCAAAACGAATTGAAGTATCAACTCTCAGAACTTCCTCAGCTTGCTCTTTCTACTGTTTTTGACGATCCTTATCAATTCGACGTGCAGATTGAAATTAGAAGGAATACTACTGAAGTTGATTTTTGGTTTGTTCGCGATGGGGAAAAAATAGATCCAAAGGCAAGCACTGGTCTTGGTCCTGTAGACATCGCTGGAATGGCTTTGCGTCCTGCTCTATGGTCGATGAAAATCCCCAAATCCAGAGCCAGTATTTGGTTGGATGAACCATTTAAACATTTGAAGGGAGCAGAAGCAAACAGAAGGGCATTGATGATTCTTTCTGAAATTTGCAAGCCGAAACCGAAACAAAACTGGCCAGGACTACAGATCATAATGATTGCCGACGAAAGGGCAAGTCGAGAAGAACTACTTGAGGTTGGTGATTGTGTTTATGAGTTTTCAATGACCGGAAGGAAAACAAAAGTGAGGAGGTTAAAATGAAAATAAATCCTATGTCGAATCAAAGAGAAATTTTCAACAACGGTCATTATCACTTCTTTCCAGGTAGAAAAATGGAATCATGCATCCCACTTTGGGTAAAGAACAATCCAAAGAAAAAAGAAATTTGGATCGAAGGCTGGAAAACATCAGAACGAGAATACAACGAACGAAACAAGAACAACAAAACAGAAGATTTTGAAAAGAAAATTCCAGCAACTTGGAAAGAAGTTCAAGTATTACTTTGGGAAACATTAAGAAAAAGAAGAAGAATACTTTCAAGTCATCCTGAATTGTTTAAAGTATTGGAAAATTGGTATCAAGAACTGGTATCTTTAAAGGAGATGAATCAACAATGAAAGCTGAAATGTTAAAGGCCCTTGAAGGCTGTATTGAAAAGCGGTGGAATTTGATTGCTGCTGGATGTAATATTAACTTATTGCCTATTTGTCATCTATGTGCTAATTCTCCTGAAAATTGCGAAGGATGTCCTGTTGAAAAAAAAACAGGGAGTGGTTGTGACGGAACTCCCTTTTGGACATGGTCAAATACAAATTATCGTTCACCTAGTTATTGGGATGCTACGGAGAGAGAAATTGAATTTCTTATTTCTCTTCTTCCTAAAAATCACCGATTGAGAAAAGAATGAAATACGTTTATATAATATTGTGGACAACTTCTTTGTCTTGGCTTGCATACTGGTATTTTACTGGTATGCCTCAATATTGAAAGGAGAACGAAATGGTTCCTACAAATTTATTAGAAAATCCTTTATTTGGTAATCTTTTTGAATTTGATCATTCACCTAAAATAAGTACTTGTCAAGGATCGATCTTCCGAGCGGAAGTTCAGCACTTCAAAATCAAAAGAGGTTTTGGATTCAAAACAAGATTACAACGATTAAAAAGATTATCCTGTCCTGGATGTGCTCAATGTAACTGGGAATACGAAGACTTTTCTGAAATTGGAAACGACTATCCTATTGAAAATATCGAAAAAGCAGTTCATGGAAAACTCTATACCATTGATTGTATTACCGATTCCATCGACTATGAATCTGGAATTGTTGACGATTGGCATCTCAGGTTGGTTGGACCGCTGGATGAAGAAGTCCTCAAACAAAAAAATAAAATCTTAACTTTTCAGTAAAAAGGCTTATAATATAAAGAGAGAACCTCAATTCGCTTCCAAAATTCTCAAAAAAGGAGAACTGTCATGGAAGAATTCAAACGGGAGGGGAAATGTCTATATTGTAAACATCATCTAATTTTAGACAGTAATTATGTACGGTGTTCAGAACCGTTAAATCTGTCTGTAACTCTCAAACCAACTGTTCCTGCAGCCGGTGATTATCCAGAAAAATTTTTACCCAACATGATAATCGGAATTTGTGAAGGTTGGGAACAAAAAAACTACAAGGAGTAAAATATGAAAACCATAGTGACTGCCTTGATTTTAATGTCTCTTACTTTCGGATGTCTGACAATTGGGGCAAAGTACCTTCAGACTAAAGTTCTTGAATCTGTCGAAAATTCCCAAATCATGAAATTCTTATGAACAAACAAGTAAAGCAACTGGTTGAAATAATGGATGTTGAAACTATGGCATCAATTATTGTTCAAATAGCAAAAGTATTGTCGATGAAAATCCCTGAAGATTCTGATTCTCGTTTTCAACGATATTTCAAAGATAATATTGTTGCTCAATCAAAAAGTAATGCAAAACTAGCGGCAAAATATCTTATTGTTAATTCAGTTTTGCATTTAAAGTGAGGAAGTATGAAACCAGATTGTGATAATGAAAAATGTTGGAATAATGATGTTGAATATGAAGGAGCATGCAGCATTCATATTCATAAATCATGTGATGATTATATTCACAAAACTCAAGAAATAAAAGATATTGAAAATAAAAGCAGGTTAGAATCTTTAAAAATAGCTTCAAGACATCTTAATGATATAAGTAATTCAAGTTCTAATGCTGATAAAATTAGAAGAATAAAAGAAGCATTAGATAAATGCCATAAAGATATTGAAGGAAATGATGAAATTGATATTAATTATTCAGAAGAAGTAAGGGAAATTGTTGCAAATCGTTCATTACGTCGATTTCTTGAAAATCTATTTAAAGAGGAATAAAATGATAAACTTTGATTTCAATTGTGTTCGTGGATATGACATCAATGAAGTGTGGCGAGACGCAATGTGGTTGTGTATTAAAAACGGATATGATTTTGTTGTTGAAAAAGGAAGTTATGAAGGACAGATCAGAAAACAACTTGATTCTGTTTTCATCACAATAACCAATCCGGAAACTCGTCCACTTGCCCCTATCCTTCCAGCAGGCATTCCTGCTCCTACTGATGAAAAGAAAATTGAAAGTTATTTTGTGAATCAGATTATGGGATCAGAAAAAGCTGAGAACGAAGAATATACGTATGGGGAATTTATTACAACACAAATTGATAGAATAATAGATTTGTTAATCGTATCAAAAGGAAATACAAATCAAGCAACAATTTGTATTGGAAATTCTGAAACAACTTTTTTGCCTGATCCTCCTTGCCTTCGTTCAATTTCTTTCAAAGTAGTAAATGGAAAGTTGAATATGACCTTATATTTTCGGTCATGGGATCTTTATTCTGGTTTTCCCGAAAATTTAGGTGGTCTTCAGTTATTAAAAGATTATGTTCTTGATTCTATTTGCGGGTATTTCCCCGTTGTTGATGGATCAATCTTCGCTTACAGCGATGGGTTGCATATCTATGAGCAATACTTTGATCTTGTAAATCAGCTCAATGTTGACAAGATTAATATCAATGAAATGGTCACTATGGATAAGATTCGATATTTATCTCAACACGGAAAATAACAACTGAAACTTTTTAAGGAGAATAACAATGAATAAAACATTTACTATATTTAGCTATCAAACAAACGTAAAATTGTTTGCTCAATTTATTTCTCATTTATTTGAACCAAGAAAGAAGAATTTCAATTTCAGTAAATTATATAAAAGAAGCAATTCACGTCCACATCAAGGAAAACGAGAATGTGCCAGGAGAAGAAAACAATTAACAAGTGGAATAATCCATAATCATATTTGTACAACTTGGTATGGTAATTAATTATGGGAATTCCAATAATAGTAAAACCACTATTCTGTAAAGATTGCAAAAACAGAAACGACTGGGGAAATTGTGATGTTCCTTGGAAGCAATTAAAGGGAAAAGTATTCAATCTTGTTGATGGGCGAGAAATAACTGTTGCCGCCGACTGCGAAGTAATGCGTACATTTGATTGCTATTGTGGACGGAAAGCAAATTGGTTTGAAACAAAACCGGATATAGAATACGCTTGTAAAGGACAGGAAAATTGTGTTGTAAAAGAAAATTTTCCATTTCGTTGTTATGAATGTCCTGATTTAATTAAAGGAGAACTTTGACTTCATGATATGCTGAGGATTTGTATTGGTTAGGACTTAACACTTATCATGAAGCAAGAGGAGAATTGACAGAAGGACAAATAGCTGTTTGTCATGTTGTTTTAAATCGTGTGATCACCAGAAACAAAACCGTAAAAGAAATCATCCTTGCCCCTTCACAATTCTCATGGACTATCGGAACTTCTTTTCCTGAACAATCAAAAATCCTTGATTCAGAATCTTTTCGAAAATGTATTATCTCGGCAGCAAACTGCATCCAGGAAAGGTCGTTAGGCCATTGCTTACAAGGAGCTGATCACTATTTCAATCCAAATGTCGTTCTCCCCTCATGGACAAAATCAATGACATTCGTTCGTAAAATTGGAAATCATTCTTTTTATCGAGATGACAAACAAATGAGGTTTAAATAAATATATGTTAATTAACAATTTAAATAAACCATCTCTAGCTCCAAAAAATAAGAAAACCATAGAAAAGGGTGTATGGATAAGAACAAAAGATGGAAATTGGTATATATTTGAACTTCGTGGTGTATGTTTTGTCTCATGGGTAAATAAAAAAGATAAAGATAAGGCTCTTGTTTTTCCTGAAAAAGAAGTTCAAAAATGGATTTCTATAATCACAGAAAGAACAGATTTTGAATTAGAGTGTATCCATACGTTTGAATAAAACCACCAAAGAAGGAAAAATGAAATGGCAATAATTTCAATCGAAGTTCCTGATGGACAAAAGTGCAAAGAATGTTTTTTCAAAGAACCTGGAGTTGGGAAATTCAAGGATTGGAAATGGTGTGCAATCATGAAAGGAAAACTTCCTGACGATGGAACTAAACTGGAAAGTTGTTTGAACAGCGAAATTGTTTTTGTAAATCCGGAAAATTGAGTTAAGAAAAAGTCATGTCCCAAGAATTTGACTATTGCGAAAACTGCGGAGAAAGAAAGTCGATCTATACAGAAATCTATAAAAGGAGGGATCTCTGCAACAAATGTCGAAAACTAGCAATCAAAAATGCTGTCCCTGAGACGATTAGACTATTAGATGTAGTCTATATCGAACTGCTTAAAAAATCGAAATTAGGAGGAAGAAGTGATTTGCATTAAGGTAGAAAGAATTCCGGCTGGAGAATACTGCAAAGACTGTCGATTTAAAGAGGATGATTCGTATGTTGAAGGGAATTATTGCTTTGTTTTTGAACTGCCATTGAAATCAAGTGTTAGAAAACTCCCAGAATGCATTAATGCTACTGTTGAAACTTCTGATGATTCCGGATTTTGGTAAACAATATGAGCCTATTGGAAATATATGAATTTATGTATTATGACCTTGTTTCCAATAGGCTCATAATATGCTTGGTTCCAAATAAAAATGAAGAAAAAGAAAAAGATGGATTGAAAATTAGACAAGTTGAATCGAACAATCCTCAATGGTATTCTGAACTTTGTAAAAGGTATCCACGAAAAAAAAATCAAAATAGAAAATGTAAAAGAACAATAATTAAAAGAGAAAGGATATTATCAATTTTAAATCTATTAAAAAACGGTAAGGAATCTAAATCAAAATATGCCTATTGTTTAAAAGAAATAGCTGAATCAATGAAAAAAGATTTAAATTTGACAGAAAATGAAATGCTATTTTTTAATCAATTTGGAGAATTGCCAAAACCTTTTAATAATGAATTTTAATGTTAACTATAATAATAAAACCAAAACAAGGACAAAAAGCAGGAAAATTTGGTTATTCTGGGAAAATGATTATAAATCCATTTTCTATTCCAAAAGAATTAAACAATGAATATAAAAAAATATTTTTAAAATTTGTTAAAATATCTATTTGTGGTTGTTGGGAATGGTTAGGAAGAACACATAATGGATATCCATGTTGTCTAACTCCAGGAGGATCGACAAAATGGGCACATAGAATTTCGTATGCTTTATTTAATGGTCCAATAGAAAAACAAATGCATATTGACCATAAATGTAGAAATCCATTATGTGTAAATCCTTCTCATTTACAACAACTTACTCCAACACAAAATTACAGATTAATTCAAATAAGAAAGTTGCAAGATAATAAAAAATTAATGGAAGAAAACGGTCAAATGACTTTATGGAATAATTTATGATATTTTCTTTTTGGCTAATTGCACTTCTTTTAATGCTTTCCCTAAGCACTCATCACAATATCCATGTGAAATAGGAATGAAAGGGCAGGTCGGGAGAAATGCCTGATGCTGCCCATTTTCATTTACATATTTCTTACAAACACAACATTGTCTAAGTAAGAGTTTCATTGTATTTTTCTTCTAATCTCTTCCAGTTCTTTTTGGGTTGTTTGTTGACTCATTTCATAAGTCCTTACCATTACAGCCACATTTGTTTCGATCTTATTTACTGTACTTTTTATTACTTCAACTTGCTTTTCCAACTTTACTTCTTGATCCTTATTTTTTTCAAACAATTCTGATCTGGTTGTCATCAAAATTCCAAAAAATATTGTAAGAGTAACGATCAGCAAAAATCCAACTCCTTTTGTCATGTTCATCCAAGAAAAAACAGAAGGGAGTTTCTCAAGAATTTTTATTCTTTCAATCAAAACTTTGTGTTCATCGCAATCTTCACAATCTCTTTTCTGGGCTGTCATTTATTTCTCCTCAGCAACTTTTACGAGTTTATGAGCAATTCCAATTCCTTGAATACCTGAAGAAATAGCATAGAATCCAGCACCAATTAGGGTAGTAATTGCTTCTATCTCCATCTCAGGTAATCCAGAATCAGGATACATATAACTAATTCCTCCAACAATCCCGGAAAGAATAGAAACAATTCCACCAATAATCTTTCCTGCTGCCCCTGAATACGATTTATACCCATCGGTTTTTGCAGCAATGTACTTTAACCCAAAAGCAACCAACATTTTATTCAACATCAACTTTCCTCCGCTTTGTGATAAATTTGTTTCTCTTCTATGAATTCAATTGTGTTTAAAAGTATGTCTTTTACTTCATCGGAAAATCCGAATCTCTTTTGATTTATCTCAATACTTCTTCGATAATCTCCGTCATCATGCCTCAAGGATGCAGCATACCAATCACAAGCCATTTCTGTTAAGTCAATCAGGTTCATTCTCTCAAACACCGAATTCCGCACAGGATCAGCATTTTCTACTCCCATGAGGTGAAACTCAGGATGATGTCGATTCTTTCGATAGTGGTGATCTACAGCAGCCTGCATCGACATTAAATGTCCCTTGTACTCTTCTGAACCGAAAGTCGATTTGCGAAGAAGTGGGGTAAACTTTTCAAACATTTCTACTTCAGGATCTTCGAGCTTTGATTGATCGTGTTGTTGTTGTCTGTTGATCAATTCACATATTATTCCACCAATAAAATTCCTTACCGTTTCAATATGCCTTAATGTTTTTGTCCTTGATCCTTTCATAGTAACCTCTATTTTATTTGCATCCTGAACGATTCTTTTGAACGGGTATCAATATGGATAAAGGTTTTATAACAAAGAATTCCAAATATTCCTGGATATCTGTTATCTAAATATTGGTAAATGTTTTCCGGCTGAATCCCAGGAATTCGAATATCAGCAGCTCTGCCGGATAAATGATATGAATGAGGTCTACCACCAATCGCTTGATTATGAAGAAAACAACGACATGCACTATTGATTATTACAGGAAGATTAAAATGAACCCGAACATCAGTTAAAACAGCAATTAATTCGCTATCAACTGTATCAAATCCACATTTACGGGCACATTTACATTCAAATTCTGACCTCTTAAAATATTGATTCAAATTATCCACGATTCATTCCTTTACTTTAATCTCAATCGCTGAAGTAAAGTTTTCCACCACCGTGAAATAGTGGAAAACTTTACTGTTACAGAAATAATAACTGGCTTTTTAACAGGAAACTTCATTTACTCTTCAGTTGTTTCTGGAGCTGTAGTTTGAGTTTCTTCGGGAAGTCTATCCTGCTGATTTTCAACATTTTCGACAGAACCGTTCCCGTTAGAACTTGATTGTGTACTATCCTGAGTATAAACAAGATGTTCAATGCTCGAATTGGTATCAAAAGTGCCAGTCAAGGTACTTTGATTATTGGCAGAAAGTTTATTGGCCGTTCCTGAGATTTGATTGTTGTCGCCGGTAATCACAAATCCTGCATGATCTCCACTTGTCGTGGTTTTATACAACCGGAAAAGATCAACCATAGGACCAAGAATAAAACCACTCACTTTTACATAATCAAGCGGGGAATCCTCACGGAAGAATTGCTGTTGACCTGCCCCAGAAGCAAACATCATTGATACCCCAACTTGGCAAGCTGCATTATCTCCGCAAGCAACCATTGAATTTCCGTATGCTTCCTGCCTGTTTGCATTTGCCTGTGCAATCAATTCATTTGTTTGTTGATGAACAGCACATCCGGAAGTAAACAAAACCAATCCTGTTAATCCAATCAAAATAAATGTGATAATCACTTTCTCAATCGTCTTTTCTTTTTTAATTTGATTACCCCTTCTCTGTCCTGCCCGCCAATCCACATAATTAAAACTGTTCATTTGTTTCCTCCATCTGGTTATTTTGCCTTATGGCATTACCATCCAAGTCAAATCGACATCGGGTGGATAAATCAAACAATTTGACGGTTCGACATACCAAATTTGTTTTTGATCTGAAAGGAAAGTACAAATGTCATGATGTCCAATTGAAGCCCATGCAAAAGCATATCCTTTTCCAGAAAAGTGAGCAAGAAGTTTTACAGCCCTGTTGTCACAATCATTTATTTCTTCTTTGTATGGTTCAACAGCAAATTCTTCCATCCAATCTCGCACTTCTCTAACAGTAGGAAGAATATATGATCTGTCTGGAAGACGAATTTTAACAAAAGGACAATTTATTGCCTTTTGATATATTTGGGAGATTTCTTCTCTCGAAATTTTCATATTGCTCCTATCTACTATTATATTCAAATTTGATATTTGAATTAACTCTTTTTACATACAAATAAAAACTACAGGCTGAGCCCCTGTAAATGCAGGAGGTTCAGGAGGTATATCTACCATACCGACTTCAATATATTGCTGAGTTATCCTAGCATTTCTCGTAGTAGGTTCTATACCTACTTCAATATATTGCTGAGTAACCCGTGCATTACGAGTTGTAGGTTCTATACCAACTTCAATATACTGTTGAGTGACCCTTGCAACTGTCATACTGCCACCTTAAATCCCCAAGTCATTGCGTTAAAAATTGTAGGAGTCCATGCTTGAGTATCAGGAGCTACATCAAATGTGTTTACTGACGCAGTGCCAGCCGTTGCCGGATAGGATGTTGCTAATACTATTGTAGTCTGATCATACTCAGAAGCATCTTGCTCTGCTATTGGAGTGAGGGTCCTTGCACCTGCATCATCTTTTTTTGCCACTGTAACAAGAGATACAAATTTTACAACAATATCACTAGTAGCTATGTCCTCAAACGCATACAGATCCTTATGCCCAACTGTACTAGATTCAACGTAATCAGTATCTCCGTTCTGTGCATCCTCATCTATGCAAGTATAATTACTACCTGCCGATGGGGTAAATTGGACTGAGCTATCGGCGGAAGGATTACACAGGACTGAATACATTTCTCCTTGAAAGTCAGTAGCTATATACACATTGTCTGTATAGTGCGTACCAGCCCCACCCCAGAGGACTTGTGTGATATCAGCTCCTCCAGTGTTCAACCCTGTCGGATTGTCAAACGTTACCGCCGATCCATTAAGTCGTACTTCGATTGTTCCTGCGCTTGCGTCCGATAATATTTCAACTTCAATATGAGTAAGGGCTGTACCTATTACCGTAGCCGATGACGCAATGAGGGTCGCATCCCTATACAGTTCTAGCCCTGTGGCCATGTTGTACAGTTTTAGATAGACCCCGCCAGCATTGAATCGCACCAACATGTGTTGAAGGCTTCCATCGTTACCTGTTGACAACGACCTTTTATGAAATCCTGTCACTACAGTTTTCCTGCCAGTTATATTTTTAGTAAAGTACGTATAATTATGATATATGCACTTTCCATTATCATACCCATTCGTTGCTGAATATGTGACCTGATAAGTCGAGTCGAACATTGACACTATATCACTCGTCTGCCCACACCCCTCAAACCCTGTGAAAAAATTATCTACAGCCATCATTTTCTCCTTATCTTGTTCCTGCTAAAACAATTCCAATATTTGCCAAAGTAGCATCTGCCGAAGAAACACTTTCGGAAACAATTCCAATTTCATCTCCAGCAACAAATGAAACAGGATTCCCCCCGGATGAAGCAAAAGTTCCAACATATGCAGAATCAGCAAAAGTAATTGTTCCAACCTGAACTTCATTTTTCTCAATTTCTAAAATAAATTCTGCTGTTGCTGCAAATTCAGCCGTTGCATAACTTCCAGAAAAGTTTGCTGGAAAAGAAACAGCACGCGCAAGAGGAACGTATAGCATTGTTGTTGCTGGTTCAGGAATTCCAGGATAAAAAAGATGGACATCAAAAGGATTTGTCTCATTACTTTTTAAAGCCTGGAACAAATTAGTACAATAAAATTCATCAATAACTGAATTGTGAATTCCGAGGACTAAAACAGTGTTTGCTTTGAAATTAGATGCTGTTCCAGTTGTAATTGCTGCTTGTGAAACTGTTAAGACGGTATTATTTGTTTCGTTCAGCGTTACATAAATGAAATACCCTGAAGTAATAACAATATTCCCAGCTGCAATTGTATTTAGGATACTTTGTCCATCTTCCCTGACAAACCAAATCCGAATAACATCAGACCAAGTTAAGGTATTTGTACTGGAGTCGAAAGACAATTCTCCATCACAAGCAACAATAGGTTTTCTTGCATAAGTAATAGCCAAATCCAAATCATCTAATCGGCCTTCCATTTCTGTTGGATTAAAGTTTGATCCAACAATCCATGCTGAATGATAATTACTTCCCATTTACAGTTCCTCCAGGTACAAATCCTTTCAATAAATTTGTAACTAATCCAGTTAATTCATTTACTTGATCTGTTTGTTGATACGAAGGTGGTCTAATTTTTCCAAAATAACTATTCAGTATTTTCAATTCTTCGTGAATTCCTTTTAAAGCAGTGACCATTTCAATTGCAAGTTCATCGTTCATATTGGTTCTCCTAATTCGTCATAAAGTACAATTCCAGCAATCATTGAAATTAATGAATTACTTGACAATACAAAATTCAAAAATACAGGTCCAGATTCAATATTAGAACTCGATTCTGCATATCCTTCTTCTCTTGTATATGTTAACGATGCTGTTCCAGCTAATGGATTTACACTTATTAAACTTGTCGAAAGTGTTCCACTTCCACTTGTAATAGAACAAGCAATATACAAACTTGAACCTAATATCGGATTTCCATATTGATCTTTTACTGTCAAATTAATTGCTGTCGACTCTTCTTCCCAATATAGATTTCCGTCGATTGAACTTACTTCAATTAATGAAGCATAAGGATCAAGGAATTCTCTTCCGATCAAATCTTGGGTAATTTCTGTGCACCCAGGAGGGATTAAAACAGTATTCAAAGAAACGTGATTGGCTGTTGTTTCAGGGGCATCAGGAGAATTAATAGCGTTATCCCCGGTTAATACATGAACAACTTTATCTGTTCCAATAATCAATCTATCCATTCTCCATAAAGTTGCATGTGCAGCAGAAATATTATAAACTCCAACGGTTTGTCCCATAGGAACACCGCTTGACATATCACAAACAGAATCATCAGCCATTTCCATATAATCTGTTGTATAATGGGTTCCATCAATTCGATATGTTCCCATTTTTACCCAAACTTGCATTCCGGGAATTTCAAGAGAATATACATTACATCCTGTTAGAATCGTATCAACTCCCGGAGGAATATCGGGCAAAGCAGGATTACTTATTCCAGTTTCACTATCAATTGTTGGGGTGGGAATAAACAAACCATCTCCAACAACCTCAAAAGAATGTCTGTTCCCTCCTCTATGTGCGATTCTTACCGATGTACGAGGTTTCATCCACATAGGGGTTTGCTGCCAATTCTCAGGATATTTGCACTCAATTAGAGTATTTGAACCAAGAACCTTTACCCGGCAAAGTTTTTGCTCAGAAACTATATCCCACAATACCCCATCACGAGTTTCTTGCCTCAAGGCTGCTGCTCTTTTTGCCTGGACTCGAATTATTTTCTTTTTAAGAGAGTGAATTGTCATATTATCCACCCTTCTATTTCATCAAGAAAATATCCGTTATCTTTCCCAACAGATGCCTTAAATCGCCTTGTTAGATCGGCAATAAACATCTTTTTAACTCTTTGGGTATATGGATGAATAATTGATATAATATCCCCCGCCTCATCTTGAAGGTGTGTTATTTTTTCAACCTTTACTCTTGATCTTTGTGCCCTTGCTATCTCCAATTCGAAATCAGCGACATCCTGGCAATGATCTGTATTATAACAAATAAATCCTTCTATTTTCTGTTCTGTAATTTGATGAGATTCTTGTTGTAATTCAAGGTCATTTGCTGATACAATATATTCCCTTTTCAAATATCCAACAGGTTGTGCATGAATAGCGTATTGAAAATTTCCGATTGACCCCAAAGTCATTGAAATCATATATGTTCCCAAACCTTCAATTATCCTCCCATATGGAGTGGTATATGGCATGGTTGTTTTATCTCCAATCACCATCCCTACCAAAAAAATAGCAATTCCTGCAATTAAGAACGGGATTAAATTTGGTGCCCTTACCTCAATAATGCAATATTTCATATCAGGATCTACGTCAAGAAGTTCTTCTTCTATTGCCCCGGCAAGTTTAAAAAGAATTGACGTACTTGATTCTAAAACTTCTAGCCTTGGGTATTGGCATCTTCTTGATTTATCCTCAGAGTACCATATTTGAAAGTCTTTTTTATATCCATACCAACCAACCGTACCGTTTAAACTTCCAACACGTTCCTCTGCAAATAATGTCTGAAAATCATATTGAGATTGTCCAGTAACGGTATACCTATTTGTCAAATCAGAATATGTACTGTCAATTAAAAATCTTCTAATCTGTGCAGGATAATGATTGTTATCCGATGATGAATCAAAATTAAATGGACGAAATTCAACATTTCCTTGCATATCAATAATACAGAAATGTTGAAACCTATGGGAGATGTCATCAATAATATCCTGTAAATAAGCGTCAATCCATTGTGCATCAAATTCAAAACTCAAAGCCATGGTTGGAATGTCAATATCTTCTGCTGCAATCTCGGTTTCAGCTGTAATAATATCAATCAATGCATCTTCAGGTGATCTCAAGGTAATATTTGCAACAGGAACTTGATTCAAAGCCCATAATGACCGAATATCTTCTGCTGTAATTTCCATTACAGGATACACCCCATTTTCATACGAAACTTCTTGAGTTGTTATTGTAAACATTCCCTGATATGCCCAATAATTGATATCATTTATTCTTTCCCCATATTGTAGTTGTATTTGTTTTCCTTTTTCAACAAATGGGCGGAGTAAAGAATTATCATTATGAGGATCAAATAAATGTCCATGAGAAACCGTAAATTTTAATTTATTTGGATCTCCTTCAACATTGAAATGGGTCATTATTTCCCCGACAATATAATCATCCAGTGAAATAAATGCTTCTTGTCTATCCCAGTAAATAGTATCGTATGAACCAGAAACATTTGTCCAGGTGAAATATAAAAGTCCGTCTGATCTTCTGATCACACAAGGATTTTGATTTGAATTTCCAAGAGCCAATAATTCAAGTGAAGCAAATTCCCAAGTTGAAACCCCAAATGTTCCTAACGAATATTTTACTTTCTGAATTACTCCATTTCTTGGAACATAGTAAATGGAATTTGAGCCACCATAAAAAAAGACATCATATGTAAGGCTATAAGCAATTCCCCTGTCGTTTGTATCTGGGGGCATTTCATTTAAAGATTCATTATCAACCCTTGCCCATGTCTTCGAAACATAGTTGAAAATACTGGCTCCATGGGTTGTCCGAATCATTATTTCATAAGTCGCTTCATTTACAACCATGTCCCACATGGTATTTCCAGGAGATGTTTCCCATGGAGGATAATGGTATTCAGTATGTCCATCAGCGGTATCTAATTCACAAAGCCCCCACTTATTTCTTTCGTCATAAATCGTTGAATCGTAGACCGCTATCGCATAAACTATTCCATCGATATAAACAGCTTCCGAAAACCCTTTATACGGAAAATTAATGTAAGTGGTTTGCTCAAATGAAAGAACCGCTCCATCCACCATACTCATTGTGATGAATTGCACGGGAAGACTGCCGCCGACAGGATAAAAAGCACTGGTTACAATAATAATTTCATCATTGGGATAAAATTTTGCTTTCGTTTGATATAACTTTGAACTTACAGGATCACCTCCACCCCCATATGCCCCAATAACCACAAAATCATATGGAGGTGTACCGTCAGATAAATCTATATATCCAACTAAAAATTGATTTGAGGCAAAGATATGTCCATTCTCAAGCGCAATATATAGTTTATTGTCTATGATTGCTAAATTTCGAATAGTCCATGTTCCCCAGCTATTCCAGTAATCGTCGGAATAGAGGTCATGATTTACATTTTGAGCAGCGGAAGAACCCCATTCAACAGAATAATCATCTAAATAAAATCCTCGAATTGTATCAGTGCTAAAATCAGCAACGCAAATTCCTAAAGTTCCTTCAATGAAAGAGCAGCATAATTCAGTTGCGTTTAAACATTTATCCGGTGGACCAGCAAGAGAACCTGAAAAGAAAAATGGAGGCACTGGTGGGGTTGTTATATCATTATACATTTTATCAATCGTCCAAGTAGCGATGTCAATCTGAACAAACGCACTTAGAAGGTATCCACTACCAGCTTGATAATTAATAGCAGTTACATATAGTTTACCATTTATGTCATCAACATACATATTGGTTGGCTGAAAATTACTATTTCCATACCAACCAAATGTACTATTATCCATTGTTAAGTAAGTATTGTCCTCTTCTATCACAACAAATAAACTTCCATCATTTCTTTGTTGTACGTCAGGATAAACATAATCTTTGTAAATATCAGTATTTGTCGTTACAGGAAGAAAGTCCTCAAATGTCGATAGATCAATTGTTGTCGAATATGCTATATTGTATAAAACAGAATCTCCAATTAAAATTGAAGCATATGAAAAAAACAAAATATATGTATCATCTTCCAGTTTAAACAATTTAGGATGTTTCACCGGATAAGTATCATCGAAAACATCATCTCCAGGGATATCCCCAAATATTGATAAAACAGTAGGAGCAGACCAAGTTATGAAATCACTCGATGTTATCAAATTAAAAGAATATGAACCGGTATCTAACCGAATATAAATTGCTATATAACCTGTTTCTGTCTCAACTACGGAAACTCCTAACAAACCAGTTATCCCAATTTCCGTAGATCCTAATTTCACCCCATAAGGGGAAATTCGATACATCCTTAAATAATTTGCACCATATTGAGCCGCAAGAAATATATTCCCTGTATCTGTATCTACAATTCCATCAATATATTCATAAGATGATTCAATTGACGATTCCACATTTACATAATCACTAAAATATGTTACCTCATCATCAGTATAAACATATCTTAAATAATCAGTTCCATCTCCTCCATCGATAGTAAAAAATACTCCTAACCTCCCATCATTCAAAAATAAACCAAAAGAACAATCCTCATTATCTTCTTCAGTATTATCAAAAGATTTACCGATCAAAGGGAAGTCAAAACTCAACCTTCCTGAAGACATGGTCATAATTGGCCTTCGGGATTCAGAAGTCTGAGCAGCTAATAATGGGGCTGATAAAGAAAGAGCCATTTATGCACCTTCGCTTATAAAAAGTAAATCCATTTCAACATTCACCCGATGGGTTCCATCTGTTGTCATATGCATTCCTCCTGACAATCTTCTCATTTCCACTGTAAAAGTTTGAGAACTTCCGTCTTGAGGATTGAAAGCAAGTGAAACATCATTTACTAATTGAGCTTCATGGATATCATATTGCTCCGTTGTCATACCAAGCCATCTAAGCGTAATTTCTTTTCCCTTCATAGAACTACCCCATGAAAAGAAAGCAATTGATGTATATGTCTTTACAGCAGCAGTATGACGTACAGGAGTCATCAAATCAGAAACTTCCGATGGGTTGTCCTCCATTGTATAACTGCCAATAACCATTTTAGCCATTATGAATGCTCCTTCATTGTTTCAACAATAAGTTTTTCAATTTTCCTTTTTAATTCTGTTGAAATTTCTTTTGACAAATAAGGTGCATTATTTACGGTAATCGGGACATTAATTGAATTAGAAGTTTTGTTTTCAAATCCAATTCCAGGCCTTCTATCAGCAATCATCGAAGAAAGAGTACTCTGCTGTCCTTCTGTCAATACCATTTCCTTTCTTTTCAAAATAGCTCTAAATTCGTCGTTTGCCAAGCCCTGATGATATCTAGGCACTCCTGAAAAAGACGCTGTGGATTGAATCCTGGACGTTGTTTTGTCTACACCAACAACACCTCCCCCATGTTCAACTATGGCATTACTCCATGTTTGGTTAACACCAGAAGTTGAAGTCCCGCCTCCACCACTAAACATTCCCCCAAACATTCCCACCAATCCACTTATAGCACTTCCTGTGCCGCTCATGTTAGATACAACTGTTTTGGCAAGCGTATTGGCAATTTCCTGGTTTATCGCACGAAGAAACGAACGAGAATAATCTCCTACAGTTTTCAATTTCCCTTCAAGAACGTCAAAAAAGAAATCAGAAAATGCGGATTGCATAATCTGGGCGGTTTCTCTTGCAATGTCCTGCATTACCAGTGCTTGATCACGCCACCTTGCTGTTGCATCTTCCCAACCTTTATTAAGCGCTCCAATCGGAGTTTTTAAATCCTCCAAGGCCTGATTTTGTTCATCCAACAATTCAATTTGTTCCTTTAATGCTCCATTTAATTTTGCTCTTTCCTTTTCTACTTTTAAAAGTTGGATCTGTATGTCTCTTGATTTTCCATATTCATTATTTATTTCAGTAATTGATTGTTGTGCTTGTAATTTTCTTGAGATTTCATCCAGTTCTTTATTTCTTATTTCTAAACTGGATTGCTTTCTTAAATTGTCAAGTGCTTCCTGTGCCCCTGCTATTTTGTTAATAGCTGCTTCAATCAATTGTTTTCTTTCAATTGATTCTTCGTCCATTTGGGCCTGAAGTTTCGCGGCTTCAATCGGCTTTCCGCTCATCTCCAACAACTGAATTTCGATTTGCTTGTAGCTGTTTTGTACTTCCTTGTTTTTATCAACAGTTTCTTTTGCTCCTTGAATCCGAGCCATTGTTAATTGGTTCTCAGCTTCAATTACTCCTTGTTTTGCTTCTTCGATCTTTTGTAATGCCTGGAATTCGGCTTGAGCATCTTTATCGGCACGAACATTCCCTTGTTTATCTGTAGATGGGGAAAGTTTGCCGAGTGCTTCTTCAGCATCAGAAAGTTCTTTTTTCTTCGAATCTAAATTTGCTTGCAATGCCGATTCGGTTAATGCTTGTTTCTTTTCCAAATATGTCTGATAATCGGAAAGCCCTAAGTCATAAGCATTTTGATTGTATTCTTGTTCAAGAGAGTTAGAAGCAAGAATAATCGCCATCTTCCTTTCTTCTGCTGATTTCAAATAGGCAATTTGAGCATTCAGAACTGCATTCCAGTTTTCAGCACGACCTTTACTTTTTGTATCATCAGCAGGTGGGGCAAGAATTGGGACAGTTGTTTTTCCTCCTCCTTCCATTCTTCCTTTTTCTCTCGCCATTTCGTTTTCAGAATCACGAATAGAAGAATACATCTCTGCAATTTTATTCTTCCTTGCCTCAATATCAGAAACAGAATCTTTAAAAATAGAAAGCTGCCACCATTTTTCCCCAAATGATTTCATACTCTCTAATTCTTTTTCTAACAAAACTATTTCATTTTTTGTTTTTTCTACTCCGGTCATTCCTGCTTCTGTAATTTTTTCAATTATCCATTCGCCCTCAGCCCCTACTATTTTTATCACTAATCCCAATGGGCCTAATTTTGTTGCAATATCAGCATAGGCATTCCCTATTCTTTTTGCTCCATCATATCCTTCGTTGGCGACTTTAACCAACCCTCTAGCAAAAGTTGTTAAATTTCCCTCCGAATCCATGAATGTAGCATTTAATTCTTTTGCCAATTTGATCAAATCTTTGAAAACAGGTTCCATCATACCACGTAAAACACGAGTATGAATAGTTTCCATTGTTGTTCCTACTGTCGCCCATTGATCCTGTAGCAATCCAGTTATTGCATTAAATCCTTCTAACAATCCGCCCAAATGTTCTAAGACCGTTCCTTCTTTTTGCCAAAGTTTTAATTGCTTTTCAATATCTGGAATTTGCGCTTTTAACAGCATTCCAAGTTTATCTTCTTGTCTAATCTTTCCATCCATCAATCCACGAATTTCTTGCCGCATTTGAATGTCTTTGTTTTGTCCTTCAGTAAGAATAGAAAGAGCATTGGCGACACTTGTAAATCCATCAACCTGCTTTTTGTTGTTTATATCAAGTAATACTCCTTGAGCAATAAAAGTTTCGCTCATTGCCTGTAAATCTCTACCGGTAGCAATAGTGCGTGAATCCATTATCTCCAAGGTAAGGGATAAATCTTTTGCGTATTTATTTGCTTCAATGAATGCTCCTTGCAAATCGCCTTTTTTTGCTCGTGCCGAAAAAGTAGTGATTAAAGCGGTTGACTTTGCCACTGTCATTCCAAAATCCTCAACCGCTTTAAGGCCAAACATAAACTCCTGCTTAATCATTTGGATCGATTTTGTAGCAGCAGCAGCACCTAAAGTAAAGCCAAGAAAAGATTTTGAAAATAGGCCGGAAGCATTTCCGGAAAAGGCTTTTATTTCCCCCTCGGCCTTTTTTAACTGGGAAGTATCGGCCTGAATTCTTGCGTACATTAACCCTAAATCTTGTGGCATTTGTTTTCTCTCCGTACTTTTCGTGCCTGATTTCTTTTTGCTGCTCTATCCGCTATTTTCTTTTTCTTCTCTTCGATTCTTTTACTGTTCGATGCAAGTCCTAACAAAGCCGTTTTCAATTCTTCAGTGCTTTGCTTTTTCTTTACCTCAACTTTCTTTGGTTCTTCAATCGGATTCGGGATAAAATCTGAAGGTTCCCAAAGCTTTCGTTCTCCTTTTTCGTCCTTTACCATCATCTGTGAAAAATTGGCAGTTGTCATACATTGCCAATTTGCTAAATTCCTCTCGTGTTCAGCCCCGAACGGTTCCAACATCTCATAAGCCATCCATTCAGAGAATTGACTTGATGTAAGATGCTGGAATAAATAATCTGGATGTACATATCCTAACTCTCTACAGAGTCGGAAGGCAAATCGACGTTCGGAACTGTTTCGGAGTTTTTTATTTGCTCTCCCTTTTTCTTTTCACTCAATCCGGAAAGATCCCCGCCAACATCAGATATTCTTTCAATTGCCAAAGACGATTTTGAAAGTAAATCAGGAATATCCAATTCAGAAAACATTGGTTTCCCGGTTTCGGGGTCGATTACAGTAGCAATCAAAACCCTAATTCTCATCCCCCCAACATTTCCTTTTTCCACAAGCCATTTGTCATATTCCGCCCTGGCTTCTCCTGTCATCTCCTGAACACAAACAGCTCCACCCCATTCAGGGACATCGACCATTTGTCTCTTCAATTCAGTGATTCGAAGAATGTCTTTTTTTGTCAGTACTTTCATCTCTTGATTTTCCATTTGTTTCTCCGTTACTTGGTTTTATGTACTTCTGGTTTATTAATGATTATGAGGTAATTGTTACCGGTCCGCTGATCTTGATAGTGACCGGAGCTGTAATTTTGTTATCCAAAGGAACTCCAAGACCAAGATTTACAACAAGGCCTGAAAATTCCATTGTTGTATTCCCAGTATCTGGAAGAACAATCTGATAATCAACCCTGGTATCAATCTCAAAGTCGTCATTCATATCCAGATATCCATCTCTGGTATAGTTCATTTCCAAAACTACCTGTCCGCCATCCCTGAAAGCAGCGATAAATTCCCGATATCCACCTGTACTTCCAAGATGAGTAACATCGATTACAGCCCTGCTTTTGTCCGGCCCCTGGACGCTGTTAATTTCTGCGATTGCATTAAAAGTCGGTGAACTTTCCATATCCGATCTTTTAAAAATTGTTCCTACACCACTGATTGCCTCTGAACTCATTTCAATTCTCCTTTATTAGGATGTTATTCTGTGCGCATCGCGCTTAACGTACAGCTGAATATTGGCCTCCCTTTTCCGTCATTCCCTACGTGCGCTATATCGCCTATTTTCCTGATCTGGATATATCGCGTACTGTTGATTGTTTCGTTTGTCAATTCATGAAAAAGATTGCATATTGTTTCTATCTCAGAATAAGCGTTTATATATCCACCGGCAATTCCCCTTGTTAAAATTTGAACGGAAGGTTGACGTATATCGTTTGGTTCAGGAGTAATTCCAGCAGACTCAAATAAGCAGGTACAAATACCTGAAGACATATCCGGAAGAAGCCCAACAAATAGATTTGTTCCTAATACAAAATCAATTTCAGCAGATGATAATGCTGAATAGGTTAATAAATAATCTTTAAAATCAATTGATGCTGGATTCATTTCAATCGCGCCCATTTAATAAGAATTCCAAGTATTCTACCTTTATTTTTCAAAAGTGACTTCAGAAGGAATTGATTCTCACCACCTTGCCAAAACACACCCCGTTTTTTATTTCCTCCCCTTGATGGCCGTGGTTCTCCAGGGTGAATCATCGGCATTTCATGAACCCAAAAAGCGTAATTAGCAGTATACCCCACAATCGCATTGTAAATATGTTTCCCTTTGTTTACAATTCCCCTTCCTTCTGAAAGTCCTCTTGAATGATCAGCCTGTGCTTGTCCTGCTTCCGGTCCCTTAAAAGATGGACTTGTGTTATCGGCCGGTTTATCAGTTACCATTATAAAGGCACTTGATCTTAAATTTCCATAATCAATTGGAGTTTTTCGAACTGAATCGGCTTTAACAACCAATGCAGCTTCTGTTAATCCTTCTTTCGTATGGAGTTCAATATCGTCAATCGTTTTATTCAATCGTCGGAGAACTTCATTCAATCCCTGTAATTCGTTCATATCAAATACACTTTTCTTAAAAACTGAGTTGCCCCTATGTTTGGTATTTTTTCAAATAGTTTAATTGTTAAAGCATTTACTGATCCTGGAAGATTATCACTTTCTAAATCAATTAAATAACCAAGAAACATTCTCCCGTTAACATCAAAATCAGATTCGGCTAAAATAAATGATTTTGAAAGTAATTCTTCTACCCCTTCCTGTGTAGTTGATTCGGAAGAAAGGAACTTTTCTTGTTTATCTGACCATCGGACTTTTACCTCTACGGGGTCATCATAAGTATATCCGCCCAATCCATCAGAAACAGGATTTGCCCAATAAACCGCTGTCTGATTCAAATACTTTTGGAGGTTCATTCATGCCACCCGATAACATTCATGGATGATGCCTGTGCTCCACCATTTTTTGCCAACATTGCTAAGGTTCCGCTGGTATCAAGTAGTATTGCAGTCTGTCCATAAGAAGTTCCGTTCAATCCTAATCCCCACTGCCCTTGATATGATTCGGACAAGACATCCACGCCTACGGATTTCGTCCTAGGATCACGTAAAGATAAAATGTGTGCTGAGATATACTTTTCAATTTCTTTCATTGTAGCGTCAGACAAGCCCTTTCCCGTAAGATATCCTGTTACCATCAAATTTGCAGTATTGATAAAAACATCTATATCGGTTAATGAGGTTTCGATTATCTCAAATACCTCATCGTCTGTAACTCTATTTGCCATTACCTATTCTCCAATCAAAATTTGCTATATAGTTTAGGATCGACAAAAGCCCTGCAAAGTTTGTCCTGCCAATTCAATTCAAGCCATTCAATCATTTCTTTTGCAGAAGAGAAATCCCCTTTTATTGCTGTTGATGGCCAAAACTCAAATATATTCAACCCAACAATTTTCATTTCGTTGAATCTCTTTTTATGTTCTTGAACCCAATCCATCCAACCTTGTTCATCTTTATAAGCCCTCATAAATCGAGTTTTCAAACAACTCTTTGCAATATCCCTATCGTTTCTTCGAACAACGATCCATTTTGCAGCAGGAAAAGCCATGTGCCAAAGATACCAAACAAGGCAACATTTTGCCCCTTTATAAAACCATGGACCGTCTTTATACCCTTGTTTTATCATCGATTCAGTAATCAACTTTTTCCAAACTTCAATTTGTCTCGGAGATACTTCAAATATTTGTCTGTTATTAGGTAAGGGCCTTTGCCCTAATGGATCAACACCAATCTTTTTTAAATATGGTTTTACGATATCCTGCCTAATTTCCCGATTCTCAAACATACCCTTCTGGTTAAACTCATTCGGCCCAAACATATCTCCACCAAATGCACCACAGATATTAATCAAACCAGCAGTCATTGAAGTTCCAGAACGAGCAGCACCTGTTATAATAATCGGATCAATCATCATTTTTACCTATCCAATATCTTTTTACCCATCCGTCTCTTACTTCATGAGGACGAGGATTTCCATGAAACCTAACAATAGCAGAATCAACAGGAAGTCCATTTTTACAGTCTCGTTTATATGACAATACTTTTCCTGGAATAACATTTTCCCAGAAAGAAACTTTCCTTATTCCCAATACCATTTGGAAATAAAATCTCTCTGAACCTTTTGTTCTTCTCTCGATTAAATCTCTGTTTTTCAGAATAGGATTCCACAAAAGTTTTTCAAGATTGTCACATGATTTAAATCCAACAATACTCCCACCGATACATTTTGGTTTATAAGCCGCTTGGCATGTAATAATATGTTTCTTGTTTTCGATTGTCGCTTTTATCAATGGTTCTAAACTTCCGGTAATTACTGTATCCAAATCAAAACAAATGGAATATCCTTCCAAATTTGCTTGTTTTGAATACATAAACATCTTTTTGAGATTCCACTTCAAATCAACCGGAACATCCAATTTTCTTGTTTCAACATTTTCAATTTGAATGTTTTCATCGTCGGTAAATAAAACTATCTTGTATCTCAAATCAACCGGAATATTATTTTGAATTCCTTTTGCTAATTTGTTTATATAATTAATTCCAAGTTGGGAATTTCCATTCGGCCAATTCCCCCACCAATAGATAATAAAATTAATTAATGGATTTGGATCTATTGGCTTCAATTCTTTTTGTGTCTTAATCCCTTCTTTCTTTAATTGTCTGTTTGCAGCAACTCTTTCTCTTCTGAGTAAATCTTCTTCGGTATGCCTTTTATATCTATTGACCCCTGTTCCTGCTGCTGGATAATGTTCTCCAATCCATGGAAATTCCCTCAATAATCCAATACTGTCAGGAAGAAACTTTCCATTAAAAAACAAGATACAAGCATTTTCAGGAACTTTATCACGAATAGAAATGTCAGGGATGAAATTGTATACCCCTTCTGCTTGCCCTATTGTCTTTCCGTTTTGAATCATTTTTGAAATTTGCTTCTGATCAGTTCCACCTAAATATTGGTTGTGTCTATTTACATTAAAAGAACTCGGTCGAAAATAATCATAAACTTCAGGATGACTTCCAGCCTTTAACATAAACATACTTCCACAATAAGGGGTAATTCGTTTGCTAATCCTCGATCTTTCTGGAGCCCAAATCAAGAAATCTTCCTGTCGAGTCAATATATGATCAATATTCCCGACAATCAAACAATCCAGGTCAATTGACCAAAATCTTTCCCCAAATAATTTGAAATCTTTCTTAAAACAAACAAGTCGAACGAAACAACCGCCCTTATCTCTAAACTCATTCCATAACGGAATAATATCAACTTCAGGGATGATTCCTTTTGAATCATCAGTAACACAAATTAACCGGAAAGGGATTGTTACATTGCGAACAAGCATCTCATACAAAGCATTTACATGCCTGGAATCATATTTCTGATTCTTTTTTGTATTGGGAACTCCTTCAATAGGATTCCATTTCCAGCAGACAATATTTATCATTTGATATTCCGGAGTATACAATTAAACCATTTGGTGTCGGTCCATGTTTTCTTCAATTCAAAACCGTAAGAAAGGAACTCATCAATTATATCCTGCTCAGTATCCCAAAACATTGAATCATATGCCCTTGATGCCATCCGATCAGGAATACTTCCCTCAACAGTACAAAGGGCCATTTTTTTCATAACCATAAAGTAAAAAATTCCATTCGGTTTAAGAACATTTTTCAACTCCTGAACTAATACAGGAAGATCAAAACAATGATCAAGAGAATTGCAGAAAGCATTATCAAATCTATCGGGGCCGAATAACATCTTATGCCAATCGCCTTCAACTACCAAATCACCAACAGGATATAAATCCAATCCTAATGAGTTTTTATAACCTAAATTTCTTGCCGCTACTACCTCACAACCTGTACGCGCTCCTAGACAGAGTATATTTCCCTTCAAAAAGTCGTTCTTTACTTTCTTAAAAATCGATTCGAACTTAATCCGTCTACTACTATTCTTTTCTTTAATTTTATCTAAACTGAAAGAGATTTTGCCTCCTTGTTTTTTTACATAAGCGTCATAATCAGCAAACTTTTTGTATTGAATCATTTTCCTTCCTCTTTCATTTGATTTTTGTATTCAACCAACTTCAAATGCATTCGCTTACTGCTCTTGTATATTCCATCCAAGTGTTCCAGGATTTTCTGCTTCATCTCTTGTTCCATTGCCGGATGATCATTTATAAAATTGGCAAGTATAATGTTCTGGACACAAATTTTGTTTCTCAAATTCGGTAAAAGAAACTTTGGGAGAACAGGAAGAAGTTTTCCATCTGTATCAAATATGCTTACCTTATATGGATCAAGTATTGTATCAATATCCTTCACGCCAACCACCACCTTTTCCAGAAGCATTATGATATTCAACAAGTTTTGCCCCCATTCGTTTTCCCATATCATAAACAATATCGACTTTTTCAAGTAGTCGTTTCCTGGCAATAGGATCTTCAACCAATTCAACAATCAAATTTGCCAAAATAATATGTTCCCCGCAAATAGTGGGGGGGTGTCCTTCTTCAAGATACGTCTCTTTTATTCCAGTAACGTGTCCGGTTTTTTGGTCAAATAAAGCGTATTTTTTATGACTCATAACATTATCCTTATCGAATCAAACTTAGTGCTGATATATGCTGATGGCTGTAATTGTTTTACCAAATCAGTAATCTCGTTAACAGTCGGATATGCTTTCTCAGTTCCAAAATATCTCAAATCATCAATAGCGATTATATGATGAAGTTTTGTTGGGAGAATACTTTTCAACTCATCCAATATTGGAGTGTGTTTTCGGCCATCATGAGCATCCAGCCAAAACAATGCGGGTTCCTTTATCTCTTTCATTATTTCAGGCAATACTTTTGCACTATCCCCACAATAAAGTTTGATGTGCTTATGATTTCTGAGTTTTGTTTTTACCTTATTGTAGGCACTCTCAATAAGCTCGACGGAATACATTTTATCAAACTGTCCGGAAAGAGCTTCCAATGCTGCTCCTCCTCTTGTTCCAGTCTCTACAAACGTCCTTAATCCATGTTGCTTTGCCAGTTGAGCCAAATGTCTGTCTTTCAATTCATGGGATGGAGCTGTCAATCTTCCCCATTGCCTCCACCCGAGAATATCTGTCCAACCAAGATTGATATTCTTTGATCCCCGCCATCGGCCAAGAAGAGCAACCTCAGAAGCATAACTCAAAGCAGCAGCCCACCACCCCAATGTTCCATGCTGAAACATTATTTTGCTGAATCCTCTCATATATTCGAAATCAGATTGAACAGAATTTCCAACTCGAACAATCGGATCATAAGACATAAGACCATCATAAAGAGTATTGTAATAACTCGCTGCAGTTTGTGAATCAATTCTGCTTTCCGGTTTCACCCCTCGATGAAATACAAAACTGTCTACATCCCCGGCAAATATCGGCCTCCAAACCGGCATATCAGTAACAATATGAAGTTTCCTGAAATCGAATGTATTAATTGCTTCCATGAAATCTTGGATACTTACAAAATTTTCCTCTTTGTAAGTAGACGACATAACAAGACGATCCCCAAGGCGCAAATGTAAAACAAGATCAAGATCGTTAGTTCTTTCAACGATTGGAAACCATGAACGAATTTCTTCCAATATCGGGGTATACAATGTGAAGTCTTCCGGATAAATTCTGAGATCATAATTCACCTGCTTTTTGCTTTTCAATATTTGATGATAATTTACCGGATTTTTCGAACTTCCATTTATTTCAATAACAGGATATTCAGAATTGAATTTGACAATATGTTCTTTAATTCCCAAAACGGGTAGAGCGGGATGGCTCAATACCCCTCCGATAGATTCTGTCAACATTCTGGCATAAACATACTGGAATATATTATTGCCTGCCCCGTTACTAAATTTAATTCTGACTACTGGTTTCATTTTATCTCCTGGTACGGAAATGATAATGTTTTAATCTCGTTTTCTCTTCCCTCTGCTTTCTTTCTGTCTTCAATCCTTTTCAATGCTAATGGATCTCGTCCTTTGCCCTTCCTAATCATTCCTGTAGTGCTTGCATCTGCTATTACTTCCCTGGGGTATCTGATAAGGGATATTTGAAATCTTTTGTTTCCTTCTGCTATATCAAACGCTCTTGCACGATATCTTCCGCTTGTTCCATAATTGCCTGAAAGTTCTTCGTCATATCCACCGATCTTCCAATATAGGCTTTTTGTCATCATAAAAGAATCGTTATGCGGTTTGTACGGAATGTTAAAAGGAGCATCAATACGTTCAAACAAATAAACAAAATTATCATTTAATCTGTTTTTAGAAATTGTCCTCATCAACTTTTCAATATTTTCTACAGACACCAAATGGTCAATATCAGTCAGTTAAAAGCAACCATTTTTTGAATAATATGAGCCAATATTTCTACAAGCCAACCAATTCCAATTTGCTTTTTCTGTTATCTCAAATTTATATATTTCTATTCCTTCAGGACTTTCTTTAATATCTCTCAACGGAAAATTAACAGAACAATCATCGGTTATATATATCGAAATGAGTTTCTTTATTTTATCAGGATATTGATTCCATTCCTCAACTTGTCGCCGATACATTCCGGGATTTTCATAATATGAATAAATGAGAGAAAGCATATTATATTGTCCCAAAGAAAATTGTTATCAGTCCAACTACAATAAAGAAAACCACTATATCAATCAAAGTGTTTTGCATATTTCTTCTAATGACATTCTTTCGAAACAATTTAAAGATCCACCTGGGGTAGCATTAATTATCCTCAAGCCAAGATTCTTTGCATCTTTTGCTACTTTCGGCCAATATTTCATAAATCGTTTATAGGGGTCGTAAAGTTTTCCGGTTCTCTTATCAATTTTTGCTTCATAGTCATTATGCCAATGGTCTTTATGATCTTTTAAATCATTCGGGATCTGCATATCGAATCCAAGCAACACAACAGTTTTTGCCCCTAACCAATAAGCTAAGTTGATAGCCGATGCTCCTGAATTGCTATTCCAACATACGTGTTGTCTACTTTTTGATTCGATTCCATCCATTCCCTTATTACTTCTGCCAACATACTTTACCCGCTTGCTTCTTCCTCTTGCACCCGGATTAGAACAAGTAACAATCAATCCACCATATCGATATATTTCTTTACCGGCCTTGTCATCATACCAAGTTCTATCACCAAACCAGCAAACGTCCACCCATGTTCCTAATTTGAAAGCCTGATTGACCCCTATCACCCGCTTGTCGTGAATCAGGGTCAAATCCAGTTGATTCAAACTTGGGCCACCACCGAGAATAAACACGGTAGAGTCTGGCCAAAGTTCCGGTATTTCCCACAGGCTTGTGTCCATTACTTTTTTCTTGCTTTCGTGATTACTTCTTTCAATTCTTCTGCCGTTTCACATTTGGCCGGAAGAGATATTCCTTCTTTCCCAACAATCTCGATTAAAGAATCCCATTCAAGGCTTTCAAGAGCTGGATCAATTTCAATATCAGAAGAAGACAATTCAGCAAGCAGTTTATTTGCTGCCGACTTTCTCAATGCTTTCCCGTTCAAAGGTTTCTCGGGATTATCAGGATTGACAACATCGTAATATCCACCTTCCCGAGGAACAAGTTGAAGTTTATTTCCAATTATCTTTTCAGTCTTCTCTTTTGTTTCTGAAATATTCCCAAGCCTGTCGTATGTACTGAGATTCTTTCCAAGTGCTTCTTCAGTACATACAACGATTTGGCCAGGAACAACTGAGAATCGTTTATTATCATAATGGAAAACATGTCTTCCGGAATTCAACTTTTTTCTAAATTTGCAGACTTCACTCATTTAAAACACCTCTTGGTTAGGAAAAGAATGGCAGAACTCGCACCTGCCATTCTTTGTTATATTATTGATTTCGGCAGGTGCTTATGACAATACCGTTATTCCGCAATTCCCATTCTGGTCGGCTCGAATCTGCGGGACCATGATTGTCATCACTTTGTAGTTGGTGGTAAATCCGCCACCTTCCTGCCATTCTACCGTAGTCATCGCCAGGCCTTCAACCATTCGTACAGTCTCAGTATTCATCTCAACAAGTACAACGGTATTTGCCGGGAGTTTGTCAGCAACTTTTACATCCTGAATTCCGCTGATTCCGAGAATACGTTCCCGGATAGTTTTGTCCGAATTGGATTTGAAATCGTCGTCCAGAACAGTCTCGTATGCAGTAGGCACATAAAGAACCCACGAACCATAATGCATAGCATCGATAGAAGCCTGCTTCATTTCGCGAACGTCATCCAGAATCAATTCCCCGGTCATTGCTGCGTCGTCCCAAGCAGTGGTCAGAGTAACATCGTTGTTGTTCGGATGATCGATGTATCCATAGATAGTTCCGCCGCCGTAGGTATAGCTGGAAGTACCGTTGAACAGCATGTCCTCGACCTTTTCAGAAACAACGCGAGAGGCCATAGCGGCAGAGGTGGTATCAATTGCAGAACCGCCATTTCGAGAAGCTGTCAATGTCCGAATGTTGAAAGAGAAGTCCTTGTGAACAATCGGCAGAGGTAAATACTTAAGGTCAAATTCAGGCCTGTCTTTTTTGGTACGAGTAATTGCGTCCATCGTCATTTCGGCAGCGGTGAACTCGTTCAGATCCTCATACTCAAGAACAGTAGTTCCAAGACCGTTTCCAATCCGGAATACCAGATTCCTGGCATACAAATCCTTGACGCCAATAAGTCGCTGTTGAGCAGCAAACAATACTGCTGAATCCAACTGTACCCATTCATCTTTTCGAAGTGTTGCTGCATTCATGATCGGAATAGCAGTTGCTACCCCATTAACATGCATGGTAATGTATGATTTCCCGTTAACTCCAATCCACGGTTTCAATACGTTAATATTCATTTTGCTCGCAAGCAGCTTTTGAGCAACCGGCCCTTGAGCCGCTCCATTCTGGATAAAATCCAAAGTGGCTTGATCCATTCCTTTCTTCATTTGTTTCTTCCTCCTAACTATTTTTAAATTGAAACGGTTGCTTTTCTTATGCGACTTCTGCCGCTATCCTTGAGAACGCCGGATCAGCTCCGGAAGAATCACTCAGGTCAATTGCCTCCATAGCATAAGCTACGATGCACTCGGTGTAAATGGTGGTGGAATCAGCAGAATCATTGTCGTCAACATCAGGTACATGCTTTTTCAATGTCCCGTCGCCTGCTGATTCGAGAGAATCCCCAATAACAATAGTTTGACCATCGGCAATGATAACCAGTACCTCTTCACCACGGGCCATGACATTATATTGACAAATCGATGCAGCAGCATAGTCGTCAGAGATGGTATTGCCTTGAAGATCATCCTCGACTGCGAACATTCGCTGTGCATTCCCCCCGGCAGTCGCATGAACACGGACTTTTCCGGTACTCATCTTTTCAATAAGATGCCCCGGAGTGATTGTTGCGTTTGCAATTGCCTCTTTTCTGATTCCCAATCCAGAAAGAACAATCGTTTTCGGTGTAGTCGAAGCCATTTTTATTCTCCTTTTTCGTTTATTGTTTTTGTTTCAAATCAAACTTCGATTACTTCTTTTGGCCCAAACTCTCAGAAAGAGTCATTGGCACATAAGGCTCTTCGCCTTCGTCTACATTCAGCATTTGGGTCTGTGCGGGGGATAACCCGGAATAATTATTTGCAGCAGAAACAGGAAGTAAAGAAACGATGGATTCGAGTACAGACAGTTCCATCTCTTTTAACTGATCGTCACTGAACTTATTCCGCTCGTTCGCTTTGATCTGACCGATCATTTCCCCACGTTTTCGATCCAATTCTCGCATTCCCGCATTGAGCACGGAACGGATAGGGGCGGGAGCATCGACCAAATACTGATTGAGGATTTCTGCCGGTGTTTTTTGAATGACAACTGTTCCTGTTTCTTGTACAGCTGTATTCGTTTTCACGATTTCCTTTTTCTCCTCTTCTTCCGGTCCCATATTAGCAACCAATTTTTCCAACTGTTGAGAGTTCATCGAAAGAAGCCATTCCCGATCAGCTTCCACGAATGCTGTTTTCTCATTCTCGATAAGAGCATTCGTCATCATTTCCCCACACTTTGCTTTTTGTGTAGGAGTTGTTGCATCTTTACATTTCATTTTTCCATTCTCCTTTATTGATTTGTTTGCTGTTACGGCTTTTTGCCGGTAAGTTATTTCCTCAATTACTTCAACTGGTTCACCATTCAGAATAATATTGCCCGATGTATCAAATTCATATCCTTGTTTCAATAGTGCTGATGTATTTGATTGTTCTGTCGGTCTCTGTTCTTGCCAATATATAAAATAATCAGAGTAAACAGCCCGAAGGTAATTTACTCTGGTCATGCGTTCTTGTTGCTTATCCCTGATATCTAATCCGTCAACGTAGCGACGAATTTTATCCATTTTTGTGCCCATCTCCTGTTCGTTCTGAATATAAACAGGATTTGGTTTTTGATTATCAGTACTATTTGCCCTTATTCCACAACCATCGTCCCATCCGCAAGCCCCTTTCTGATTAGGAAGTAAAGCAAGATGGTCTGGAATTATTTCAGTAATGCTCGCTGAAAATGTTTCACTGTTCCACGTTCCTTCAACCCCATCTTCCATCGCTAACAAACCGGTGGATACATCCAGTTGTCCACCATTCTGTAAAAACGGAAGTAATTGTGGATTGGTTGTATTTGCTCTTGCAACATTTATCCAAAGATCAGCTTTGAGTTTATTATCTTCAAATCTTGCGTTTTTAATAACACCCACTTCCCACTGTGCGCGAATAGTTCCATCGTTATTGCAAAGGATATATTCCCCGATTTGATTTACCGGATGTCCGATAGTTACAGGCATGTTATTCCAGGCCGAAACGCTCGCTTGAATAACAGCGGGGGGATAATATACGGGTTCAGAACCAGAACCGTGATGTACCCCTTCTGCAAGTAACACACATGGATATATTCGATAATCGACTCCGCCTTGCTTTCTTGCCCGGAAAGCAACATTTATCTCCTCTCCTTTGCTCAACATCAATTTCATTTCTTTCATTGTTGTTCTCCTGTTTCTGAAAAATCTGGAAATATTCTATCTTTTGGAATATATGGTAAAGCAACACATCTGCATTGAGGATGAACAGGAATTAAATTTTCAGCTTCATCAATTGTATAAATCTTTCCGTTTAATGAGGCACATCTCGAACACACCCTATCGTCCCCAGCAGTCAAATATTCAACCTGGACTTTTATTCCCATCAATCCTGCTGCCCTATATTCCCCTATATTTGCTGAATGATGTGCTCTTATTGTTTCTGTCCTGGCCAATATCTCTGCCCTTCTCAGGCTGTCGATCTTTCTTCCCAACCTATCTACTATCTCAAGGCTTTCTCCCCGCCCTGTTATTGTTTTCTCTAGCAATCTTGCTATTTCTCTGGGATGTTTTCCATCAGCCATCCCCATCGCTAACACATCCGAGACAGCAGATTCCATTTCGGTTGTAATTGATTGTAAGGAGGAATAAGCCCTGGTATATATCAATCCAACTCTATCTGCATGAACCATTGAATTGAAAGCAACTTGAATTGGTTCTCCGCCTAACTGTCCTTCATCAATTTCAATCCCGCTTTTCCTCAACTCCTGTCTTGCTCTTCTTATTCCTTGCTGATAAGCTGAGTCAATATATGTTTTCATCCAGCTGTCTCGTGCTTCTGTCGGAGAAGACAACAATGAATCTTTTACGATTCTAATTCCTGTTTGTTTTCCATTCAGAATATATTCCTTGTTCTTTCCTTGCAGCCACTTTATGAATGCCTCAATCTTTTGATCTGATCGGGGAAAATTGAATTGTCTGGCCGATAGTCCAGCCGCATTAAACATCAACCTATTTGAATCGGCAATGGCGAATACATCAAGATCAACAATAGCATCTTTTATTTCCTTCATTAACTGGACAAAACGAGATTTCATCGACGCAACAAACCGCTGGCGAATGGTAATTGTCCGGGTAGGGTCGATTGAATTGATGAAAAAGAAAGTTTTACCCATTTGATTGCTCATATTTTTAATATGCCTCCGCACCCAGACCCGATAAACGTGCCCGTAGTCGAGGGCGGAAGAGTCGAAGTCGAACAGCCGAGACCCGCAGCCGAACCATAATCCGCAGCGCCGCCGAGCCCGCCGAAAAGGTATTGCTCAACCTGGCACCCCCAGAAACCATGTTGCCAACCGGCGTAGGAGATCCCGCCGATGACGGTTATGGCTGCGGCGATTAGATAGATCATTTTACCACTGCCGGCCCGTTGTAGGGCTGACCATCGAGGCAGATTCCGCCGTTGCACTCAGTGCTGGCGTAACCGTACCCTATCATACAATCGTTGATTTCGGCGCTTGTCGGCGTTCCGCCTGGAGACGTCGAACACTCATTCCAGTGAATGGGGTTAACTTCGGTCAGCCCTGTTTCTTCCTCGCCAGCCGAACCGCCGCCCACCGTAGCAGTAGACGACTTGCTAGCCGTGGCCTTATTCTGATTGATCGCGGAATCATCCCCGTATGTGGTATTGTGATCTCCGTTGCCTTTTGCAATTCCCCGAGCAGTTGACCCCACGAAATACCCAACAGAGGACGCCACTCCGACCGGGGAAGAAGCCACGCCAAGAATGACACCGCCGACAGCCTCGACCCCTTCGGCAAATTCGCTTTTCGGCAACGGATCAGATTTGAGAAATTCCAGTTCGCTCGGCTTGTCACGGTTGGCGAGGGCGACGACAGCATCGCCCAGGGATTTTGTCAACTGTGCGTTCGTGTACGCCATGATCTTTTCGGGCGTGTCGAGAGTGACCTTTACACTCTGCATCTCGGCAACTTTGAGCCGTGTCTCTTCCTGGTTCTTTTTCAGCCACTCGATTGCCGCTTCCGCTTTCTTGGTCTGCACTTTGGCCCATGCGTCATTGCGATTCATGCCAACTTGCTCGGTTGTCAGAGCGCCAAATTCGGTGTTGAATGTTCGCTTGCTGCCGCACCCTGAAAATAAGAGAGCGGCGAGAATCAAGAGGAGGGGAAGGAACATTTTTTTCATCACGTTACCTCATGTATAATGTCAGTGTATTGAACAGCGCCCAGGCCCCGGCATCTGCCAGGAGCAGTATGATTACGCAGGCTGCTGCGAGCAGGTATATTTTCATAATTTTAAACTCTTAAATTTGTCAGTCAAAATCTCGATAGTAGTTTCTAATCAGTCAACTTTGCGAATTTGTGCCCGACCTATTTTAAAGACTCCTCCACCTGCTTCGGAGAAAAGAGCGCGAAACTGGAAAGCCATCGCCGTGATGCCGCCACTAGGTATTTTGAAAATAGGAGTTTTCAATACTCCGCTCCAATCGGCTTGATCAAAATCACCTAATGCCGGAACCATCGGAGCCGTAGAGTAAAATATTGATCCATCGGTGTTTGTCATGCTGGCTCTAATATAGTAACCTATACACGCAGATAGATCGGCGGCACTTACATCAGCCTCAGCGTAACAGAAATCGCCGGGCGACACCCT